TAGTAATTAAATTATTCACCTCGAAAGAGAAGACGGTAGTACCACATAACCGTATACTGGGCATTGTTGGTGTTTTACATTCGCAAGCTTCGCGTTTCTCATCTAATAATATCATTGTCAAAAAGAAGGAGTTATTTAATACATCTATAACTAAGAATTGATTATTATCACTTGATGTGATGGATAGAGATTCGTATATCCTAAACGATCGTAGAGTATTCATCTTTAATCAATTTCTTCTGGACCATCCTGATACTTTAGTTACTACATATAGTCAGTTATTATACCTTCTAGATCAAAAGTCTTCTTTTAAGGCGTGGAGGGAGAAAGTTAATAATGATTGAACGCTCCTACATGCTATACCTGATTGACTTCAGGATGACGCTGAGTTGCGTGATTTATGACTTAGTACGTATCAGAATAGTCTACAAACGCTTAAGTTACAACAATTACGTTTAACTGAAGCTAATAATCGTGCTAGAAAGATTTACGATGAGGCAGTTGCAAGTAACCATAAAACGTTAGAGACTTTTGAGGATTCATTCTATAAGGATAATCCAGTCATACTTATTCATAAGGTTACGCCATCAGCTTTACCGGAAGCGGAAATATTATCAATGCATGAACTATCAAAAGAAGAAAGACGTGAGTATAGGAAAGTATTAGTTAATACATATAGAAAGAAACTCTTACGTCAATATAGATCGGGAGAATTGAGTATCAACGACCTATTAAACTTGGTAAAGTAGGTTGTGCAAGGGAAGTTGACTTTAGTGACTTAAATTATGTTAGAGATAGAATGCGCTCTTTTATGCGCACATGAGATAAGTATTCTAAAGAAATGTCTGAACTTAAATTTAGTGACTATCGCTTTGATGAGTATAAACCTCTTATGCGTTTTAGTGAGGATCCGTTTACTAATAAACTGATGTCAACACATAGCGATAACATTAGAGATGAGTTCAGAAACAAGAATTATAATAGATTCAAAGACATGGGTCGCTTAGGTAAGTATAAGACGTATAGATTTTATAACAATGGTGAAGAGTTAACCGTAGATGAATTCAAACATAATTTTAGAGGTAGATCGATTAGAAATTTGCTTAAACGCTATAAGCAAAATTCCCATAGAGTGAATCACATTGAATATGGTTTACCGTTACCGGTCACTAAGAATTGTAAGTTAGTTGGTGTCGTATCTATCAAGAAAAGACACCCACGTCCATTTAAAGATAGAGAATATCATAAGGATGGATTGGTTGACTGATTTATGTCCGAAATTGACGTTGGGTATTCAGAGGATGAATTTAAACACAAGAACGTGTTTAGTGGGGATTGAGCTCATAGTTCGCAAAATTTAATAGATATGGCTACTCCAAAGGAGAAGACATACTCACGTTATGAAATTATGGAGGGATATTTAAGTCGAGTTGGTATAGACCTAAGGTTACCGTACGTGGGTAAAGTATACCCTGTACACATCCATAATCTAGACGTTAATCCTAAAGCGTTTCCTGGTTTCTCCACTAGCAGGAAGATTGCTAAATATAGAAAAGATAGTAGTGCATACACTAAGGATTATGCGTATAAATATGCACAACATATTATGTCGAGCGAGCGCCAGATTTTAGATACTTCCGTTATAACTGTTGGTGGTCGTGAGAAACGGTCTACTTAT